CCGCCAAGCTTTCCGTTCATACTGGGTACACACTAAATAATATTTTTGTATCATCCGCATCGGTCGCTAGTGGTCTGCTGGCTAGGCAGGTCATTTTAACCCCACACGTCTCCTCTTAGCGGACAAAATTTTACACTTATAAGCAGCAACCTACAACGGTGTGTTATTAACCCAAGTGTAATCCAATTCAGGATACTCCATATGTTGGCACACAACGTCATCAATTTCCCAGCCATCAAGGCAAGACTCAATATGAGCCTGCTCGTCGGGAGTGATGCCGAATGCGCTTTCAAAGGAAATTCTGGTTGACTGGAGTACGGGCTTGGACTTAGTTTTGGTGATTTTAGTTGCCCAATCATCACCAAACTGTATCTTCGCCCTGAGAGCTATGGATGAATCCAAGTTCTCGACATTCGCAAACTGGCCCCGTGACAAGCGCAGAAGGGCAGCACCGTAAGATTGTAATATCGGCACGCCCGCGTTTGCCGCCAACTCACATGCACCAATGATGCCGAACATGGGTCGAACCAATGAAGGATCGTGCCAATGCTCAACACCACTAGTGGTTTGAGAGAGAACTTTACGCCAGTTGCGAACAAAGGTGAACTTGCCAGCCTTACAAATAGGTTTGGACTGACAAAAGTTCACCTCCTCCATTGTTCGGGCAACACCACCAATTTTGATGGTTTGCCCAAAACCCAGATACACTTCCTCGATACCATCGAGTACACGTTGCAAGTCGCGCTCATCCAGTATGAGCAGAATGTCATCGCCATCGTCCATTATCTCGTACTCGGTGACTCCAAGCAACTCCATAGAAGTGTCACACATGTTCACTGCCATATTACAGTTGCCCTCAGCCGTTGTGATCTCTCCACTCATCACCTTTCCCTCTATCGCATAAGACACACCACCAGCTGTATAACAGTTGTTAAGGTGCTGCATCTCAAGCAACCACACGAGGTAGGGATCATTTGAATAGGGAGCAGCTTCGAACTTCCGCTGCATGGCCTTCACCTGAGCATTAACGTGTTTGTCCCACCTAGCAGCATCCAAGTCAATGACGACTGGGTTCTGAAAGCGAGCACGCTTCTTCTCAAGCAAAAGAGCTTTCTTTCTTGGGGTCATGCCCTTGGATATCTTGCGTAATCCTGAAGGTCCTTTCGTTAAATAAACAACATGCTCCAAAGGTCGCATGTATGTCCCAAGCTCTAGGTTATATCTAGGCCCCCTCGCTGATATCATGCGAGGATCGGGGTTTATTTTATCTTCAGGATTAAACTTCTCACTTTTGACGAAACAGCTGAGAACAGCGTCCGCACGAGTGATCGGTTTCTTAGCCAACGAATCGGCTGCCGCTTGATATATAACTCTTCTCTTGCCCTTAAAGCTGTCAACTACTTGTTGCCTAGTCCACGGTTGTAGCTTTGGCAATTTTCGCATCGATTTCTTATAGGTTCTAAGAAGAGCTGCAAGTCCCTCAGAGGTTGGCTCTGGAACTTCACCACACACTCTATTCCTAGCAGCCACGTACTCGTTGCACACACAGTTACTATGTACATATGTGTTCCATAAATCGAGCACTGGTGGTAGGATGCGCGTATAGCGACGACGAGATTCATGTTCAC